CGTAAACATCGGAAGATCATCATTTGACAGATCATTTACCGTAAAAGACACCTTCGACTTTGACTACTTAATCCCCGTATTTGTAGACGAAGTACTACCAGGGGATACAATGAATCTTACCGTTAACTCATTTGCTCGCCTTGCAACACAAATAGTGCCAATTATGGACAACATGTACCTAGACTACTTCTTCTTCTATGTACCAAATAGACTATTATGGACAAACTGGGAACGCTTCAACGGAGCACAAGACGACCCAGCAGACACAATCGATTACACAATGCCATCAATGCCATTCACACTAGGAAACCCAGACGTAGATACAATCTTCGACAAAATGGGATTACCAACAGACGTAGCAGCAGCATGGACACTAAACAATACTCTACCACTACGAGCTTATAACAGAATCTGGAACGAATGGTTCCGAGATCAAAACTTACAAGACTCAGTACTACAAAACATGGACGACGGCCCAGATGCACCAGCAGACTATACCTTACTAAAACGTGGCAAAAGACACGACTACTTTACATCAGCTCTACCATGGCCACAAAAAGGCGATGCCGTAGAAATCGCATTAGGCACAACAGCACCAATTATCACAGACGGAACATCATTCAAATGGTCAGCTGGAACAGGGACCTTCACTAACGAAACCGTATACTATCAATCATCAACACCACGCTTCCAACCACAAGACAGCTCAGGCGGCTCATCCAGTGCGGTAGTATGGGGAGACGACACAGGCTTAGTCGCAGACTTAGCATCAGCAACAGCATCTACAATCAACGAACTCCGCCAAGCAATTATGATACAATCATTACTAGAATTAGACTCACGCGGCGGAACACGCTACGTAGAAATCTTACGATCACACTTCGGAGTCGTATCACCTGACTTCCGACTACAACGATCAGAATTTCTATCAGCAGGGACAACACCAATAAATGTCCACCCAGTACCACAAACATCATCAACATCAGGCTCAAACGTACAAGCTGGACTAGCGTCATTCGCTACAGCTAACACAACTTCACGAGACAATATAGGATTCTCTAAATCCTTCGTGGAACATGGCTACGTAATAGGCCTAGTATGCGCTCGCGCAGACATTACATACCAACAAGGCCTTAACAGAATGTGGAACAGATCAACACGCTACGACTTCTTCTGGCCAAAACTACAACAACTGGGAGAACAAGAAATCTTAAACAAAGAAATCTACCTAACAGGCTCAGCCAACCCAACAACCGGAGACGACGCAGTCTTCGGATACCAGGAACGCTACGCAGAATACAGATACAAACCAAGCGAAATCCATGGACGATTACGCTCTACATATGCAACATCAATAGACCAATGGCATCTAGCTGAAGAATTCAGCGCACTACCATCACTAAATGCTGCATTCATAGTTCAAAACACACCAATCGAGAGAGCAATTGCCATCGACACAGAACCAGACCTCATCTTCGACGCATACTTTAAATTAACACACGCACGTCCGATGATGACATACTCAGTACCAGCAACACTAGGAAGGTTGTAATATGGCATTCGATTGGGCATCAGCAGGATCCGCAGTAGGAGGCTTATTAGGAGCTTCCTACTCAAACGACCGAAACATGGAAGAGGCCAGACGCGCACGCGCCTGGTCCTCATACATGTCAGGAACAGCACACCAAAGAGAGGTTGCAGACTTGCGAAAAGCAGGTCTCAACCCAATCTTATCAGCAACAGGAGGCTCAGGAGCATCCACACCTTCAGCTTCACAAGGCACAGTAGAAGACCCTTCATCAAAAGCAATATCATCAGCCTTAGAAGCAAAACGTATGGCACAGGAAAACGAAGCCATAAAATCTCAAACAGAACTCAATAAAAAAACTGGAGACAAAGCAGAAGCCGACAAAGATGTCGCAAAAGCTAACGAAGCTTTAATCAAAGCTCAAATTCCAGCAGCAGTAGCATCAGCTAAATACGAAGCACTTCAAAACACCATGAAACACAACATCCTTAACGCCATTAAAGGCGTCGGTGACAAAGGAACCAAAAAATGGGAATCAATGAAAAATAGTGCTAAAGAAAATCCATTATATAACAGAATCAAACCATAGGAGACTAACATGTCAGAAAAACAAATATCAAAACGCCCAAACGGAACAAAAAGAGTTCAAACACTAAACGCTTTACCATCACGTACACAAATGCAGTACAAAGACCAAGTAAACGTCAATAATATCATGAAAAAATTCAAAAAAACCGGTTCCATTACACATCTCCGAAACGCAAAAGAAGGCGTATACGCCGACCTAACACAAATCACAGACTACGCCGAGTCCTTAATGCAAATTAAGAAAGCAGACGAGGCGTTCTTATCTATACCTTCAGAAATCAGAAACAAATTCCAAAACAATCCCGCAAATCTTATCTCTTATCTTAAAGATCCAAAAAACACAGAAGAGGCTATCAAACACGGGCTATTAGTTAAACGCGAAAACGAACAAAACCAAACCCAAACAAAACCAAACGAAAACGCGTCAACACCAGCCCAAACACCATCAACATAGCCTCTACAAAACACACCGGCACACAGAGTTTGCTCCCCTTGCAAACGCCCATGCCGGTGATCAAAAAAAAAGCCCCTTTACGGGGCTTTATTCCTAGGGATTAACGCGTTCGTAGAAATATAGAACGCTCTAAAAGAACCATCCGGAAAACGAAGGGTAAGCTTAAAATATGGCTTATCATTCGTAAAATCCATCTCTATATTGCAGATATCCAGTATGTTCGCATCAGGATTCTGCTTATCTCTATTACCGACAAAGAATGGCAAATCGTAATACTGTATTAACATTTGCTCTTTCTTTATCTCGTTTATTAACTTATTTTCCATCTTATCTCTCCTTGTTAGTGTTTAGGTTCACAAAGAACCGTCTAAACACCAAAGGAGACTCAGTGAGCTTCTCGCGCATTATTGAAGCACCGTGATCAAGTACACTTGGCACTGTGCTTTACAGCGCACAACATCAAGGCGAACTGACTCAAGGAAAATAAAAATAACGAAAAAAACTAGACAAATTAAAAACCGTATACATTATCTCCGTACGCAATTAAGCGTAATAAAAAGGAGATCCAAAATGGAACTAAAAGCATTCTCAATCAGAGACTCTAAATCAGAAGTCTTCAACACACCCTTCTTCCAAAAGACCCACGGCGAAGCCGAGCGAAGCTTCAGACAGCTCGCGTCAGACAACAAATCCATGGTATGGCAATATCCAGACGACTACGATCTCTACTACTTAGGTAGCTACAACGACCAAACAGGGCTTATAAGCCCTCTTCCAACGCCTCAGCATATGCTGAAGGCAATCCAGATCAAAACGCAGCTAACGGGCAGCCAGGAGGCGAAACCAGCCGCCGTAAACATCGGAAGATCATCATTTGACAGATCATTTACCGTAAAAGACACCTTCGACTTTGACTACTTAATCCCCGTATTTGTAGACGAAGTACTACCAGGGGATACAATGAATCTTACC